GGATTCCATTTTAATAGTATATATATTTTGTTAATAATCGTTTATAATATGTAATACTGCCCACTATAATTAGTCATTAGTTTATTTAAGGCAACATATCTAACAGCATCAATTAAGTGGTCTTGTTGGTTAGTAGCAGGTTTATTTACTATATGTCCGTTCTTATCAGTAAGCCATTTGTAATATTTAAACTCATTTAATGTATTTGTACTATTCTTAGTTATATGTAGTTTAAAACGCCTTAAAACATCTATACCCATATTAATACTATCAGCTCCTTTCTTAGCTCCTTTTACATTAAAGTTTTGTCTATGTAGTTCTTCTATACTTTTAGGCTCTGCACTATCTGCTATTATTTCTGTCTGTCTTGTAATATTTAATTCTCTTAGCTTTTGTGCTATGTCTTGATTTGTTAATCCTTTACTATATACTAATTCATTAATGTACAAATCATCATTTAATTTATATACTTCTGCTATTGCTGTAGGGTCATTAGAATAACCAAAATCCATTCCTAATGCAACTAACTGAGCTTCAGTAGGTACATTATTAGCTATCTCAAATTGCCTAAATATAGTTTCTGTAGGTTGTGCCATATCACCAAGTCCATATATCTTCCAATAGTTACTATCTAAATCCTTAAGCCTTTCTATTTCTTTTATAGTTTCATCAGGTAAAAAGGGATTGTCTAAATAAGTAGACTTAATAAATGTACAATCTTCTCTATTCATTACATTGTCATATATCCAACTATAAGGGTCTGATGGATTAAAGTCTAAATATATATTCTCTGTAGTTCTTAGGCTTAACTGTACCCAATCTTCAAAGCTAAACTCATTTGCTTCGTTAAGCCATAGTATATGTCTTTTCCTACCCCTAATCTTTTGAGGCATATCTACGCTAATAAACTCTATTTCATTCTTATTTAGCTTATAAGTAAGTTCTGATTTATTATGATTGTTTGGATTGTATAGATTGTGTTCTTCTAAGATATTAAAAAAATCTCTATATGCAGTACCTTTAAGAGCAGGTAGCGTTTTCCTACATATTGTATATACCTTACCCTGTTCCTGTAGAGCTTTCAGGATAATTAACTGTGCTAAAGAATAAGTCTTACTACTTCTAGTACCCCCTTGATTTACAACGATTCTAGTATTAGCATTAAGATTCTTCTGTAGAACTACTGTTCCCTTTAGGTTTAACGATTTCAATTTCTATTTTTTTAATTTCTTCATCATTAGAAGTTAAGTTTATATTCTGTTGTTGTATATATCCTCTCTTGTGTCCTTTATGCTGTAAGTAAAATATAATACTTCTTTCCTTTTCTTTTTGTATGTTCTTAAATAACTGACTTTCTACAAAGTCTAATTTTACATTATCTATCTCATCTACTTTCTTTCTAAATTCTTCATCTTCTTTATACCATTTATAGAAACTACTTCTACTTATATTTGCTTTACTACAAGCTGTAGATACTATTCCTAATGAGTTCTCTAAACTCTCTATTAACATTTTTTTCTTTATATGTTCTTTTTTGCTCATTTTATTAAATTTATTTTATAATTTATATTCCCAACTTGTGGTTATTCTATTTGCTGATGTACTTCCTTTTACATTTTTATTTTGTATTTTACCTGTTTTACTACCTGCACTTAATCTGCCTTTTCTTGTTAATATCCAATTTGGATTATTTTTTAAACCATATATAATAGCAGGGTGTGAAGTTGTTGCTACAAATCTTTTTTTCTTTTTCTGCACATAATGTTTAGCAACTTCTGTTCTTAGTTTTAATCCTATTCCTATACCTTGATAATCAGGCAAAACAACCAATCTATGTCCTTTATAAATATTTTTAACTATTGGGTGCGGAAAAGGTAAGGCAGAATAAAATCCTGCTAACTGTTCATTAACAAAAGCAATATAAACATTTGCTGCGTTATTATGACTATGACTTAAATAATGATGTTTAGCAAACATTCTCCATACTGATTTATCTCTTGTTTGGTATATTTCAAATTTAATTTCTGGTCTATTTTTTTTTTGCTTTCTCAAATCTTGGAAAGTCATAGAATCAGTATTAAATATCCAATCAGGTAAAAGCCAATCCACAATATCATAATGACAACTTACAGCTATAAACTTTCTTTCTGTTTTTCTAATAGCCTTTTGTACTGCATAACTTCCTATTTGTGCTACATTCCTATCTACTACGCTTGTAAATTCATCAAATACCATTAACTTTTTATCTTGTAATAAACCATTAGCTAAATCCACCCTCATTTTTTGTCCATTAGATAATACTGAATAAGGTTTAAGCCAACTTGGTGGAGAAGAAAAACCAACACTATTAAAAGTTCTTGTAATTTCATCTACACTTTTTTCTTTAGGCATATCATCTAATATAGTTTCAGATTCATATTTAAAATTAGTTATATAACTTTCAGGAAATAACTCTTTTGCTATTGTTGTCTTTCCACTACCACTACTTCCAATTATACAACCTATTTGCCATTCATCATTTAAATCTATATCTCCAATAAATTGTTCTTTAATATGTTCAGTTTGTAAATCAAATTTACCCATAACTGAGCTAACCCTAAATGTCTTTTTAGGCTTAACTTCTTTTATAATGTTAAAATGCGGCATATATATCCTTTATTAGTTAAATCATTATATAATTGTTCTTGTTCTTTTTCAGATGTTACATCTACTTCTATCTTATATTGTAATTCTATTTTATCAGATAAATCCTCTTGTATTTTATCAATATTAAAACCTAACTCTATATCTTTAAAACCCCATTCCTTTAAATCTACTACATCAAATTCATTAGCTAATATATCCATATCAAAAGTACCACCTGATTTATTTAACCTTACATTTAATTCTTTCTCATCTTCTTTTGATAAATTAACTCTTACTGTAGGTATTTTTTTTGCTCCTAATTCTCTTAAAACTTTTAAACGCTGATGACCACCAATTACAGTATTATCTGAATTTATAATTATTGGGTCAACCAATCCAAATTTATTAATACTATCTTTTAAATCCTCAAATTGTTTTTTAGTAATTTGTCTTGGATTGTATTCAGCAGGATTAAGACTGTTTATTTCTATTAATGTAATTTTCATATAAATATTTTTTAATGTTTTCTAAATGTTGTATTCTGCAATAGGTATTAAATTCATTATCTGCTTCTGCTCTATTATGACAATCTCTACAAAGAGCTACTAAGTTCTCTATATAGTCTTTACACTTACTACCACCTATTCCCCTTGCTTGTATATGGTGTATATCTACAGCTTCACTACCACAGTTCATTTCACAACCTATAAAGTCGCTTTCATCTAAGTAAAAAAAAGTCATATATACCTTAGTATGGTTTCTCATATCTTACAGCTTTTATCATATACCTTTTTAAGATTTGTCATTATTTGTTTATTACAAGGACTACAGCTTTTCCATTGTGGGTCTGTGCCAAATACTCCTTTATATAAAGCTGATACTATTCCCCTTTCAGCAGGTGTAAGCATACCTTTTTTATTTACTGTTGGTATTACCTCATCATATATCTTAATCTCATCTTCTGTAAACTGTCTTATATTTTTAAAGTTTGGAAACATTTGATTCAACTTCTTTCTTCTTTCTTCACAACCACAATCATCTCCTAATACTACTTTAGCTACTTTATCTATTCCTGTAGCCTTTGTAATCTTTGCTATAGTATCTCCTAAACCTTTATTTTTATCTGCCATATTTTAAGTATTTAAATGTTATGTAACTAACTAATGGTAGTATTAATATTAGTATAAATATATTTATATGACTTTCTCCACATAAGCCAAATAAGTGTTTCATAAATTCAATCATTTAATTTTTTTTTTAAATAGTTTTTTACAATTCTTACTGATTTTCCTAAAGTGTTTCTATTAATCTTTGTAGCCATTTGCATAGTAGTTAGACTAAAGCCATTTAAATAATATATCTTAAATATCTGTACATCAAACCAATTTAGGTTTTTACACTTATCATCTATCCAATTCAACTTTCTTTCCATTTCTTTTAGTTCTTCCCAATTCTCTATACCAATACCACCCTCTTTATTAAATATATAATTTTCTTTATACTGTTTTCTGAGCTTATAATGTCTTTTATATTTAGAGTAAAAAGGAGAAGTTGATGAATGATACTGATTAATCATTATTCTGACAATATAATACAATAGTTCCCCCCTATGTATTAATCCATTTATCAACTCCTCATCTTTACTATACAATTCTAATATTACCTCATGCAACAAATCCTCATAGTCAGGGTATTTATCAGATGTTAATTTTCTACAAACTTCTGTTAGTTTAGTATATTTTTTGTTTATATATATGTTTAGACTTAGCACAACTTAGCTACACCTAATTTAATAAGTTCATCATATTCCCATAACCCAAGCCTACTACCCTCTATTTTTACATTCGTATTATATTTAGAATATAACTCTTGTACTTTTCTATCTATGTATTTATCATAATCCGCTCCCTCAAAGTCTGTTTCTAAATCTCTATGTACAAAAATTTTTCCTGACTTTCCATCATCTACTGTAAACAGAAAACAATGAGTATATACCATGTGCTTAGGTCTTTCTATATTTTTATATTTCTTCATTTTTATATGCGTTTATTATTTCTATAAATTCTTCTAATGACCTACAAACTACAGCTTTATAGTTTCTAGCATTTAATTTAACTATCCATTCTTTCTGCTCTTTTGTAGGATAGTTTCCTTTTACTTTAAGCTCTACCATTAATCCATTATATTTATCGTTGTTACTTGGCTCAAAAATAAGTACATCAGGCACTCCTTTTTTATAATGCCTTGCTAACATTCTTTTTTGCTTCCAATTATTTCTACCTAAAAATACACCCCCTAAAGTACAGGTATATAAAAGTCCTGTATATTCTAAATAAGTTACTATACTATTTTGTAATTCTACTTCTTTCATTTTTTATTAATTATTACTATCATTAAAGGTCTTAAATATCCTGTCTTTGGAATTTCTCCTAATTCATTAGCAAAGTGAAAACCATAATATCCTTTTGGCTTCTGCAAAAATCTTATTTCTATATTTTTTTTAGGCTTATGATTGTAGCTACACCATAAATAGTCGTGAAAATATTTAGCATTTACAGATGCAGGTAATAAAAAAACACAAAGCGAATTACTATCTATTGCTTTTTTTACAAATTTAGGTGTATGTTGGTCAAACATAGGGTGACAATATATAATTTCATTATTCCAATCTTGTTTTAAAGCATCTTGTTCTTTAGTCCAATATCTATCTACTAAATGATTTTTATCAGATGCACAAGCATCAATAGTAAATTTAAATTCTTTAGATAATTTTTCCCAAATTATTTTTGGAGTTCTTATCCATTTCATATCATATTGCTTTTTATCTTTTCCTTTTATTAATTGTAGCATTATTTTCTTCTGTCTATAAATATTGTTAATTGTATTAATAGTAAATAAATTCTCATTTCAAAATATGGGTGGTTTTTATCAGCTTCAAAATGCCTCACTCCGAGCATCAATCCATTCCATATTATTGATACTATTATATTCATCTTCTAATCCATTTAATTTTACCATCATAGCTATTTACTTTCTTTTCGTATCCTAAGCTCTCTAAATGCTTGTAATAGCTTCTAAGAGCTGTATGGTCTTGCTCTAACCTTTTAGCAAAATGAACATCATAGTAGTCAGGATATTTAGGCTCAGATGATTTATTGCCTTTATCAAACTTTGCATTATTCCTTACCCATCTTTTGTATCTTAATGATGTGTTCCAAGTTTTCTCTAATTCCCATCTCATCTTTCCTTTATTATTTTCTTCTGTCCAATAGTCAAAAAAATCTTCTATATATTCTTTAGGACTTAATTCTTTAATATCATTTAAAAATTTATTCTTTGGAGATATACTATTATTATTTTTTATTATTACTTCTTTATTATTATTAATAGTTTGTAAGTTTTTTAAATTCTTGTTATTAAAATTTTCACATTCTAGTATTGAAGTTTTTTTAATACTAGAGTTTAAGTTTTTTAATATCTGAGATTCATCTATTTGGAAGTATAGTTTAGCAGGTACACCCTTTCTAACTACTTTTAGTATGCCCCATTTTGTAAGTGTTGCTATAGCTTGTTTAATTTGATAGTAAGAAAGGGTAGTTACACAGCTTATGTTTTCTGTAGTACAAAAGAACATTCCATCTTTTAATTGTCCTTGTTCTTTAAAATAATTTTGTTGTTGATATAAGTGAGATAGTACAACATTAGCATCTATTCCAAAGGCAACTAAAAGAGATTTATTCAAGATAAGAAATGGAGTAGATGCTAATATTGATTTTTTCATTGTGTTAAATATATAATATATTTTATATAAATATTAAGTTAATTGTATATTAGTTATTAACATAGTATTGTTAAAAAGGTAAATCTTCATCTTTTTTTGTTTCTAAAAATTCAGCAAATTCTATTGTTTTCTTTTTAATATCTTTAATATCTATAATTTTTGAACTTGCTAAATCTATAGCTCCTTTAAAAGCTACACTGAATCTAATTTCATCTCTAGTTTCTAAATTTTTATTTGAATAATTAGAAATTGGATTAGCATAATGAGGTTTTATTTTAGGATATTCTCCTCCTGTATATTCATATTCAGTTACATTACCTATTACAAATTTATTTTGAGTTTCTGATTTAGATAAATAACTACCTCTATCTCCATTTTCAAATTCTATTATAAATTTATACATTAATCCATATTTACCTTCCCAAGTACCATTTGGTGAAGCTACAGTTACTACTGATTTTTTAATTTCCATTTTATTTAGTATTTTATTAATAATTCGTTAATATCCACATTTAATATATTACATAATTCTAATAATTCCGAAACTTTAAAAGTTCCAGGATTCTCAATTTTATTTAATATACTTGGATAGGACAATTCCATTCTATCAGCTAGTTCTACCTTTCTGATTTTATTTCTAATCATTAACCTATAGATAGATTCTCTTATATCTTGGCTTGTGTTCAGTAATTTATATTTCATTTTCTTGATTTTTTAAATTAGATACTATTTCGTAGTATTTGTTATACATTTTGTTGTATGTTATTTTTACAGGAGCTTTAAGAACTAAGCCTATAAATTCTTCGTATTTATTTTTGTACATAGCTTCTTCTCCATAAATTCTTTTACATTCTTCTATCGCTAAGTTATGTGCCAACTCATTTAATTTAATATTTATCATAATAATTCTTTTTTATAAATATATATATTATTTAACAAAACTGTTTATTATTTAATAAATAATACTTAGCTACAGTAGTTTTGCCACCAAAACGATTAGGAACAGAAACAGATTCTGTTTTAAAGTTGTAACCCTTTCTTTTAAGTGTATAAATAGTTCCTGATAGTCTTGTGTTACCTAAGTCCTGTATAGCTTGTAAGCTAGTTATACTGCCAAACTTTTCTAAGTAGTCTATTAATCTACCCTCATGAGTATTAGACTTTATATTATTATTATTCATTTGTTCTATAATTAAATCTTTGTAACTCATCTTTATAATTTTCTAATTAATAATTCATTTATCTGTGCCGAATATTCATAAAATTCTTCTACTGCATTTTCACTTGCTAATAAACTTGCTAACAATTCAGAATTTAAATTATTTGTAGAATAGCCAAACTCGTTTGCTAAATTAAGGCTATCTAATAAAGATGGGTCATTTTCCTGTAAATACTTCATAGCCTTATGATAGTATATTATTTCAATATCAAAAGCACCATCTTGTCTAAGTATATCTACTAAATCATCAAAATCTTCCATATCATCTAAATCATCTTCTGTTAAGTGTTCCATAATATCAAACTCTAGGTCTGCTGATATTCTGTCAAAGTATTCTATTATTTCCTGTTTATTTCTCATTTGTATTTATTTTTTAGAATTAATATAATCTTGATAAACTTGGTCATGGTCAACATCAACTTCTTCCATAAATGATGAACCTATAATTTTAACCTCATTATGTGGTAGTAATTCAAATGGTTTTAGCATATCGTGTAGTTGTTTTTTAGTTCCTATAAATTGTGAACTCTCATAACTATTACTAGATAAATCACTAAAGTTATCTCCTGTAATATGGTCTTTAACAACCTCAGTAAATTTACAACCATAGTCAATATAATCTATTCTCCACTTAGCTCTTATAGTATTATAGTATTCAGGCTTATTTAATTCCTGTGAACGTGCTGACCTTTTTCTATGTTCTTCCATATATTTATCAAATTCACTACGTTCATCTTGTAATTGAGTTAATTCTTTTTTCATATCGTTTAACATTTTATTAATATTTTTCATCTTTTAGTTTTTAGTTAATATTATTTATTTCCAATCGTATGCGTAATTATTTTCTACCCAATCATTATGAGCCTCAATTACCTCATTCTCTATAGTTGATTCTGTTAAAAATTTACAATAATTACAAATCTCTACCATTTCTTTTATATCTCCCTCCTCAAAGTATGAGTTATCAAGCATTTCCATAACTAAATCATATACACTACAGATACCTAATTCTATAACATATTCTTTTTTTATATAATTCTTTTTTTCTATTGATACTAATTTATTCATTTCTCTTTTAGTTTTAATTTTTAGTTAAGTAACCAACCTTAATTACTTGTTACATTTTTAGGTTGTATACACAAATATAATGCTTTTTTTATAAATGACAAAATAATTTAATAAATATTAAGAAAGTTTATTAACAAGAAAATGTTAATATCATAGTTCCATAAGGAGATTAATAGGTAATTTACCATTGTTTAAGACTACACCACAACCAATAGCAGGTTTCTTTCCATACTTAGCATAAGCCATAGCGTAAGATTCGTGATTAATACCACAACCTACCTGCATACCAAATACTCTAAAGTTCTGCCCTACATAATGCTCACAATATGCTTGAGTATGTAAATGTCCTTGTACTGTATTCATCATATCTGCTCTACATTTAGTTCTTGCAGTACCCCCCTCTCCGTGTAAATATTGAACACCATCTTTAACATATCTTTCTACAAAGTTCCATTTAGGCACTTCTAAGACTTCTTTATAACTCTTAATCCATTTGCTTGGGATAGCTGATGTTTGAGCTTTCCTCATTATTATTCTATCGTGATTTCCTATTATTACAGTTGCTTTTGGAAACTCTTTTTTCCATCTAGCTATCCTTTCTATTGCAATTTGTAATTCTTCTTTACCTGTATAATCTGCATCTATATTTACCTCGTGGAATGAGCTGTAGTGGTTATCTAAACAATCTCCAATTATCACTACTTCTGTACAATCAAATTGTTCATATTTAGATACGCAAAATTCTAAGTATTTATCTAAGCAGAAAGGCTCGTGTAAATCTCCTATTACTAAAACATTATTTACTACACCACCCTCAGAAGTTCTAATCTCCTGTATTAAATCGTGTTCTGTTTTAGTTAATCTAAGTCTATAGTCTTTTTTGATAATTTATTTTTTAAGTTTCTCTACTGACCTGCCACCAAAGTATGCTCCAATAATTGTAATAAGAACTAATTGTAAAAGGTCAGTCCATTTTTCCTCTACTTGAAAGGTAATACTGCCACTATCTATGAATACAAGTAGCATAGTACAAGCAATAGTAAACACTAATACAAGTGGTCTTACATTTTTAGATAACCAACTATCACTATTCATATCTGCCTTCCATCTTTCGCTTACATTCTTCTCTACTTCTACCTGATGGTTTACCATAAGCTCTTTAATCTTTCTTTTGGCTTCTAATTTTTCTTCCTTAGATGTGCTTAGATTGTCTAATACACCCCCTACAGATTCTACTAGTTTATCTGCTCCGCCACCAAATATTGTTTTTAGTATTTTCATAGTCCTTTTTCTATTTTAACAAATTTATATTTAGTCTTTCCACTTTCTTTATAGGCTTCTAGCATAGCTTTTCTATTATACTCATGGTTATAGCTTATATGAATCCAAGAATAATCAAACTCATTTATCATTTGGTCAAAAGGTAAGTCTAGTTCTATAATTTTATCCCATATCATCTTATTGCTCATCACACCATTTACTTTAAATTGTAAATCTGCTGCCTGTCCTTTACAGTGTTGGCTCTTTTTAGAGCCTTTAATAGCTTTATTTAGAGCTCCTGAACGATAACCACTAGTAATTCTAATTGGTTTATTTAAACCCTCTCTAAGTGGCTGTAGAACGTATTTAACTAATAGCTGTATGTTCCTAATGTGCTCAGATGATGGGCTATTATCTATTCCGTTTCTAATTGCTGATACGCTTTTAGTAAATTCTTGTAGTGTAAAATTCTTTGATAAAATCATTATCTAAATTTAGAGATTATAATGCTGTCTATTACAGCTTGAATTTCTTGTTTTTCAACATTTAAATTAAAAAGCAAATCTCCTTTCCAAGTCTTTATAATTTCTGTTTTGTTGAAAACTATTATTGTGGGTAATACTTTAATCTTGTAAGATTCTGCCAAGTCAGGATTGTCCTCTATACATACTCTGTACTTCCTACAGTCTTTTAAACTGCCTAAGAAATGACATTTGTTACTGTCGTTCCAATCTGCCCAAAACTCTACTACTATAGGCTCTGTGGACATTTGAGCCTCCTTGAGTTGAGATTTGTCAATAAGCGATTGAGAAAAACATTGATAAGGTATTACCCATAATAATATATAAATAAGGTATCTCATTTAAGCTCGTAAACTCTTTCCTCTATCTTCTCTACCTGCGTTTCTATTTTTCCTAATTTCTCTGCATTACTCATTACAGTTGTACTAATAAGCTCTAATTTTAAATCTAATTCCTGCCTTGTTATTTCAGGGTCAGGAATCTCTACTTTAGGTAGTTCCTTTGCTGCTTCTATTTCCATACTAAGTGAATAATACATACCAATAAAACTCGCAACAACTGCTATTATAGCAACAATAGATTTTATTGACAATACAAACTTGCTATTTTCTGATACCTCTGTTGCCATTAGCTTTTCATATTACAAGATTTGTCTGCTAAACCTTGACCAATTATCATAGCTACAGTAATAATTACTAAAGTATTCATTTTAGTATCACTTATTCCAAAACTATCTGAGA